GGAAGCATATGTATATAGAAGGCATACAGACTGCAATTCACTATTCATTACCTCTGCATAAACAGGATGGGTATAAGTATATGTATCATCGTAGTAATAAGTTGCCAAAAACGTCTAGTTATTGCGACAGAATTGTAAGTTTGCCAATGTATCCAGAACTTACGGGTTATGAAATGGTGCGTGTAATCGAGGGAGCGAACAGATGGGCAAAAACTTTATAACCTATTTCGACCAGAACTATATTCCAAAAGGGCTTGCCATGATACGGTCACTGCTACGGCACAACCCAGATAGCGAGATCTATGCAGTTTGTTGTGACGAGAGGACTATGGATGTTGTAATGGACGAAGACCGCAATCACGTAATTCCTATTGCGTTATCCGTTATTGAAAAAGAAGACAAGGAATTAGTATCCATTAAAACTAATAGATCATGGGTTGAATACCTGTGGACACTAACGCCTACCGTAATGCTATGGGCGATTGATAATGTATGTTCAATGCTTGCTCCGATTGCTTATGTGGATGCTGATTTATATTTCTTCTCAAAACTAGATCCATTATATACAGAAGCAGGAAATGCAGTTGGAGCAGTAATCCCTCATAGATGGACACCCAGACACGCAGTACGTCTAAAACCCAATGGAATTTATAACGTATCATGGACATATGCACAGAATTCGTTTGCGGCTATTAAATTTCTAACAGAGTGGCGTAATCTTTGTATAGATTGGTGTTATGTTTCTGGAAATCGCGGTGTTGGAGATCAGGGGCATCTTGACCAGCTTGTGCCTAAGTATAATATACACGAAATACAGCATCTTGGAGCGAACCTGGCCCCATGGAGTCAGGAGCAGTATAAATATTGGAAAGAAGGTAATGATTTTATAATTGACAACTATCCATTATTGTTTTATCATTTCCACGAATTCAGGCATATGGATAACGGAACTGTAATTACCCGAACTGGATATCCGCTGAATGAAGCCGTTATTGGAAATGTATATGTTCCATACGAGAAAGAAATAAAGGAGATTTGTGATGAGTTGGCTAAGGGCTGATGTTGCGAAAGCACAAGGAAAACTTGTTGAGAAAGAATTAAATGGAGAATGGCCCGAAACATATAAAGTGTTTGTCCGGGCGATGGAATTTATTGAACCAGCAAAGATAAAGACTTTGCTAGATGCAGGTTGCGGATGCGGTCACTACGGCGTTATTTGCCAACGACAATGGGGACATATTCGGTACACTGGCACAGATTTTTCAGAACACATGATAAAACAAGCTAAAATGCTGGCACCTCTGGCATTCTTTGAGCGTTGTGAGTTTTTAGAGAACAACTTCGGAGGTTTTGATGTGTGTCTTGTTTCAGGAACAATTGAATATACAAAGAATCCATTAGAGTCGCTTGGCTTCTTGCTTGAAAATGCAAGAAATTATATTATTTTACACAGGCTGCATTTAACAATGGATGAAAGTCACCAGGTATTAGAACCAACATATTGCGGAAACCATGAGCGAAAAATGCATTGGAACGAGATGGAATTGCGCAAGATAATTGCTGATTACAAATACGAGATTTTGTATAGAGGCACTTGGGACGATCAGCTAACTCTGGTACTGCAATGATAGTAAAGCAATTAAAGAACTTCGCAGACAAGCGTGGTATACTGTATGAGTTGTTTAGACAAAATGTAGACAACGTTGCCATGGCGTACATTGTTACGCTAAACGCAAGAGAAGGTAGAGATTGGAAGCAGTGGCATATACATAATTTCAAAACAGAAACATTTATATGTGTTAGTGGGGATGCGAAATTAGCAGTAGAAAAAGACGGTATTGTAACTGTACATATGCTCTCTGGTTCATACCCCCAAGCAGTTACCGTGAATCATGGAGAAGGTCATAGCGTTGTGAACTTTGGAATCCATGAAGCAGTTGTATTGGCGATTTGTGATAATTATTATGATCCAGAAGACGAAATCAGAATACCTATGAAAGATTGGACGTGGGATTAATATGGCAGACCTTACAGCAGAGGACTTGGAAGCAAAGGTGAAAGAGCTTGAGAGCAAAATCGAGCATATGGATCGTTTGAATCAGAAAACGCCTCCTGCTGAGTACACATTGGCTAAATATGATCTGAATGAAAATGAAGAAGCTGTATTGCGTTTTATTTCAGTAGGACTTCCAGATCAGGAGGCAATTGCTGCTGCGGGTCTAAGTTCTCAATATGTTACACAGCGTTTGAAAGCTAGTGTTCAATTTGCTGCTGCTTATCAAGAATTATCAGATATTTATGACAAATGGGCAGAAACACAACTTAAATTCATTATGCCTTTAACCTGGGCTAGAATGGATGATATATTAAGTACGGACGCAGCTTCGTTTATTCCTACCGATCCAGCTTTTGCGCGAAATATCCTGCAGGCTCAAACCAAGATAGGATTGCAGCTAATGCGATTAAACTATGCTAAAGAACATAGAGTAACCGTTTCGCATAAGATGGACCCAGCTATGCTACAGATTCAGCAAGATAACGCTACGCTTTTTGCGGAAATGCTTCAGAGTCTTTCAGCTAGAGACATAACGGGAGAATTAGATAATAGTCTTCCACAACGGCAAATTATAGACGTTGTGGCAATTGAAGAAAATCCTACATTTAAGGATAACCCGCAAGATGAATTCGGGCGCTATAAATGTCTTGAATGCAATATCTACGTTGAGGATCTTCCAGAACATTTGCATGTTGACCACGAAATATTATTTACAACGTATCTAAGGAAGCATGGGATTGAGCCGGGGAGCATGATTGATGGATCTGAATGAACAACTGCGTAATATGTCTGCAAAATCCCCTTGGGCATGGTCGGTATCTAATGTTGTTTTGCCGATGGGTACCCTCTGGGATTTCAAAGAACGCAGATGGCAGATCCCTTTATTTGAAGACCACTACCCCCTGATTGTTAGTAAAAAGTCAGCACAGGTAGGGGAAACTACAATCTTTATATGTAAAGCCCTCTGGTTCATGGATCACTATAAAGCAAACGTGATTTGGACATTCCCCAGGCAGGATGACGTTACAGACTTCGTTCAAACAAGATTCACCCCGATTATGAATAACAGTCCTTACCTTATGGATGCTAAAGGAACTGCCCGGGACGATCCGCAAAGCCAGAGAATCATGCGTTTCAGAGATGGGTATATTTATTTTCTCGAAGCGTCTGTTGAACCGCGAGGCACCCCAGGAGATTTATTGGCAAATGATGAGGTAGACCGTTCTAATCCTGATTTCCTGGATGCTTTTGTTGGTCGTCTTGGAAACTCGAAATGGAAATACCACTATCGCTTTTCTACTCCTACCATCCCCAACTATGGTATTGACGCTATCTTTAATAATGAATCAGATGCCCGTTACTGGATGGTTAAGTGTCCTCATTGTAATCACTTCCAAAGCATGAAATGGAATGCAAACTTCATGCTTGACGCTGACGAAAAACCATATTACGGCTGTGAGAAATGCCGTGGTGTTCTTCCTGCGGAGAATATTATTAACGGTGAATTTGTTGCTATGTATCCATCCCGAAACGTTCACGGATATCATATCACCGGAATGATGATGCCTATATCTAAACCCCCTGCTTTTATGTATGCGCGTTATCTTACCGTAAAGCGTAAGAACTTCTACAACTTATTTCTTGGAGAAACATACGAAACTGGCGGTATAACGTTTGATGCAAAAACAATTATAAATAGTGTTTACCCAGAAGGCGAAGAATCATATACTCATAAAAAAGATTCTGCTGGTGGAACATATATGGGAGTTGACCAGAAAGGCGACTTGCACGTAGTTATTGCTCAACCCATAGTTTCTGAAGACACGAAGCAACCAGTTATGCGCCTTATTCATGCAGAGGTTATAGAACGTAGGATAGGTACCGATAGCTGGCGTAGATTGGCAAAACTGATGGAGTGGTACAATGTTAGATTCTGCGTTCACGATGCCTTGCCCAACGAGCACAATGCACAGGAATTCAGAGAAGCATTCAAGGGCAGGGTAGGATTGAAATTTGACAGCGTTGAAAAAGCAAAGCTGTTTACTTTTGATGAAAGTTCTGGGAAGATATTATTATCAAGAACACAAAGTTTTGATGGTTTCCTGGACGATATAAAATCAGGCTTGTGGCGTTTCTGGGGGAGTAAAGCACATATTGATAACGTTCTTTCAACAATTATAGCGCACTGCGGAAACCTAAAGCGCGACGAAGAGGAACGTAGAAACAGATCTGGTGGGGTAGACTTAGTTGGAGTTTGGCGCAAGACAGGACCGGACGACTTTGCACATGCTTGGGCGTATTGCCGTTTGGCTTATTTAGTCAAGCCATCTACCCGTCTGCAGGTTACATTGATAGGTTCTGTAACCGATCAAGAAGAAGATGGATACCGCACAGTTTATAAAGATAGCATAGTTTGGCCTGGACGCAAAATACCAAAGCGTATCAAAATCACACCTGGACTTGGATAGGAGGACGGATGAACTTAAACTGGCTGAAGAAATTACTTGGGATTGATAAAATAGAAGATGAAATTACAGAATTGCGCGACCTACAAGTTACTGCCGCCGAATATGCAACAGAACGCATGGACAAGATAGAATTAACCGTCGCGGAACTCCCAAACATCGAAGAATTATTCGCTGTTGGGATATGTAAACTAAAGAAAGATGAAGTATATGTTTTGCATGTAGGAGAAAATGTATCTAACCAGGAAGTTGACGCATTGCAACGGCAGATGACAAAATACGCTATAAAATGTGTTATCGTTGCTTCTGACAAGATGGTTGTCCTAAATTTATGAACAAAAACTTGACAATCTCGATAAAAAAATATATAATGTGAAATATGTACATAAGTGTTTCAGAGCAATCGCCAACAACAGTAAAACAGATCGGTGGGGAAGCACTTTCCAGAGGTAGGGGAAAGGTACAAACGCAAACACTTTCTTCTAAACAGCTACAAACCCACTTTGATCTAAACGACACGCACCGTATTCATGCCTGGTTGCGTGCAAATATTTCTGCGTTTGGACGGTCTGTTATCGGAACAGGAATGACGCTTGTTCCAGATTCTATATATGGTGAAACAGCCGCGCAAGAAGAACGCGATGTTTTGAATAAATTCTACTCAAGCATTGACGGCAGAGATTTCAAAAATATATCTGACTGGTATCCACCATCGTCAAAAATCTATCGCACTTCTGGTCAATACAGATTATATGGGCAGGCCACATGGGAATTGCGAAAAAATGGATTCAAAGAAGTGGCTAGTTATGATATAGTGCCTGGTTTTATATATCCAAACTGCGAAGAGAACGGAGACTTCAAAGATCCTCCATTCTATCAATATTTATCATCTTCTGGAACTTCTCATGAACTAGAGCTTAAACCAGAAGATATTGTTTTATTTATGCAACCAGATCTGGGAGAGCGTTTGTTCTCCACAGACTTTGAATCTTTGTCAGAATTTGTTTTATCCACTGATCTTTACCTGAATCTAGCAATGCGCAGCGTGCTCGAAAACTACAGAACGCCAATGGGTGTTTATTCTCTGGATGAAATGTCAACACCAGAAGACGTTGACTCATTCAGTAAAAAACTAGACACGCTTTATAAAGGTGCTGATAAATACGGAAGCAGTGCAGTCGTGGTAAGAGGCGAAACGGAGTTCAATACTTTTGCTGCTCCCCTTAAAGATCTTCCATTCCAGGCAGGGCATTCGTCTATGCAAGATGAAATTGAGGGAGTAAGTGGAGTAAGTGGCGCGAAACTTGGTAGAACTGGAGAAGTAAACCGCAGTAACATGCGTGAAATGCGCCGCGATTATTGGGAAACAACATTACAACCAGTTTCTTTATCACTTGCAGATCAAATGTATCTGTTAGTTCATCAGCGCATATTTGGAATTGATACATGGCGTCCGAAATTTAACGCGCCTGATTTCTTAACGCAGGTAGAGAAAGCAACAATTGGGATGCGTGGTAGACAATGGAGCGCATTAAATACCAATGAATTCAGGGCTTACGTCTTTGGCTATGACGCTATAGAAGAAGACTGGGCAAAAGAAGACTATCTATGGCCTACTAATATGGCAATCGCTGGTGGATCACCCATTAACGATATGGGCGATGACGAAGATGTAGAAGAAGAGAATCCAGCAGATGAACCAAATACAGATAGTGATGCTCCGATCCGGGGAGATACAGACAACACAGAAGAAGGAAAAACATCTTCAATTAAAGAAATGCGCAGCTATGCTAGGTTTTGTCTGAATAGATTCGACAACCCTAAAAAGCAGCGTCCATTTAATTTTAGATCAACGCCAACAGAAATAATTATGATGGTTAATAAAGCACTTGTAGAACACGGACAGTCTAAGGATAATGTTAAGCAAATATTTGATGCGGTTATCAAAGGGATGAAGGGGGAGTAGGATGTCTAGCAAAACATGGTATTGTCATAACAGAAGTTGCGGAGCGCCACTGGGGGTTACAGTAGATGGAGAATTGTCTGTACAAAGCAATAACCCTAACGTTAATATCATATGTACAGAGGGAGCAATTCTAAACTTACAATGCTCTAAATGTGGCAGAATCAACAAATGGGTACCAAAAGATAGCGCATTGATTGATGCCGTTATGAAAACGCATCTTATTAGTTCTTTCCTTGAATTTGTTATCAGGAAAATAAACGAAATCAAGAAAGATGGAATTAATTCAGTGGATGAAGAAGTAGAAGAAGATAGCTAAACTTATTTAGTTCTATACAGGCGAATATTTAAGCCCTAAGATGAGGATTGGGCACAGAGCGAGAAATACGTTCTGTGCTCTTTTTGTTAGGAGAGGAAAATGACAGTATTTGATCCGAGAAGTTTACCAACAACGTCCTTTGGGGATGTTGTCAATGTAAAAAAGAGTGGCGGGGTCGCTGTTGAATCTGCGGCTTTGCTGGAGAACTTCTGTTTTGAAGATGAAGTTGTAAAAGCTATCTATGCAAGCGAAGAGTTGAATGAATGGTTTGAAAAGAACAATATTGAAAAGCTTGATTTTGGTGGCGGTGAAAAAGGAATTACCGCTGTAATGATCATCACGGTTCCAAAAACATTGCTGTCAAATATAAAACTACCAGAGAATAAAAGAGTAGGACAGCGCAGAGCAAAAGAAATTGTGGATACAGCGATTGCTTTGATGGAAAATGAACCAGGGTATTAGTGTGTCCATAATCCTAAATTCGGATAAGGACATTAAAAAGACTATCAAAGAGTTGCGTAAGTCTGTGCGCTCTTTTGATTATGAATTCGTAGTTATTGCGAAAGGAAAAGAAGAGCGCCGTTGGCTATCACAGCAAGGGGACACGCAACTTATAACAGTAGGAGATAACAGGAATTTGAAAGATTTGATTTCCAAGATAGCTTTGCATAATGATAAACTATTTTTAGAGAATGGCGAGTGGAGACACGAATATAAAATCGTAGATATCCCAGTCATAATAGAAACAAAAGAACCAGTGTCATTCCAAAAGCTACCAGAAGGAACAAGAATCTTACATATTTCAAGTTTTCCAGATAACACAACGGGCATTACAGATGCATTAAAAGTATTTGGTTCTGTAGAAACATTCAATTGGCTTAAAGAGAAAAAAGAAACAGATATAGATAAAATGAATGAAGCACTCAAATGGGCTGCACTCTCATTTAAGCCTGACATCATATTCATGGAAGAATGTTTTACTGGTGAAGTTTTTCCAGATACGATCAAGCACATTAAAAGTTTATTAAAAGTAGGTGTCATCAATTGGTGCGGAGACATTAGGGCGCATATTCCAGCTTCAATAATTAATATGGCAGAAGCGGTTGATTGGACATTAATCTCTAATTATCCACAATCCGAACAGCTACAGAAATTGGGATTCAATTCAGCACATTTACATTCAGGGGCAGCAATTGGGTTATATAAACCAATGCCACCTGATAAAGAGCGTTTCCCGGAGGACATTATATTTTTGGGTAGTGGCGGAAGGAATTATCCATTGAGTCCTATTCGTAAAGCAATGTGCGAGTCGTTATATAAACACTACGGAGATAAATTTGCAGTATACGGAAGGGGGTGGCGCAAGAAAGATTACCCATATGTAAAACCGTTTATTGACATTGAAGACGAAGCAATCGCATATAGCTCTTGTAAAATAGCAATTGGTATTAGCGCATTTGATTATGAAAATTACACATCAGCGCGAATGTGGAAAGCGATGGCGTCCGGGGCTTTGTATCTGCCCTATTATTTTAACGGCATCGAAAAATTATTTGTGCATCATGAACACTTAGCCTGGTGGAAGCGCATACCGGAATTGCATACATTTATTGATTATTATTTAGCAAGAGAAAATGATCGTAAGAAAGTATCAAAAGCTGGAATGGAGAAAGTTAAAGCAGAACATTCATGGACAGCGAGAATGGAGACAGCAATACGTCTATTAAAAGGAAGGAACATAAAGGTCTTTTAGATGCCATATTATTATGACCATTCAGCTAGGGTTATTCGCTCGTATTCTAATATAGCAGACAGTTATAAACGCGAGTGCCCATTTTGTAAGTTTGTTTTTGTCGGATCTTTGGCGCGATGCCCGAAATGCGACAGGATCGTGGAACCCTTGAGTCGTGGAAAGGATAATACAGATCAAGCTACGGAAGACCCTGCAGCGGGGCAGTCCGAATAAAGCACCTGTATTTACATTCCAATTTATCGTTTGTGTTGCTAATCGGATGAAGGCGATACGGCGATTTCACTGCTAAGATCGCACTGGCGAATTCTCGGCATATTCGGAGGACAGCATGGAGCGAATAAATAAAGAAAAGGAACTGTATGCACCAATCCTGAAAAAAGGGATTGATGTAGCTACAGGAAAACCTGTTGTTCGCTATGCGTTTACCTCAGACCAAATGGATACAGGGGGCGACATCATAACAAAAGAGGCCACCCTGAAGGCTACTGAGGCGTGGCGTGAATGGCGCAACATTCGTTTACAGCATGATCCTTCCAGACCAATCGGAAAGGCAATTGCAATAGGCGAACAAGATGGACTTGATTGGAACCAGATGGATGTCAGAATTGACGATCCATCCGTTGCTCCTTTGATTGATGGGGATGACCCTACTCTCGGGGGTGCTTCGGTTGGAATTATCGTTAATGAATATGAGGTAAACGAGGACCCGGCAGCAGTTGCTTTAGCTTGGTGGGAACCTTGGATTATCAATGACTACACAATGGTTGAGATCTCTCTTGTTGACCATCCCGCTAACTATGACGCAAAGCGAGTCCAAGAGTCGGCTGTAGAAAACGAGCGCCAGCGCGTTATTTTTATGCAGCGCGACATGAATGCGGATCGTTCCGCACGAAAAAATTCCACAGAGCAGGAGGAAATTATGCCTGAAGAAATTAAAGCCACTGAAGAAAGCGTAGAGGAAAAAGAAATCGAAGTCCTTAACGCCGAAATCATTGTAGAACCAGAAGTTGTAGAACCTGAAATTGAAGTAGAAAAAGAAGCCGAAGTCCCTGATGAGATAGAAACCGCAGGCGATGAAACGCCCCAGGAAGAAGTCAAGCAGGAAGGGGGTGATCCTGTTCTGGTTATGCTTAAAACAATTGAAGACAAGCTTGACTCTTTAACAGTATCAACAATCGAAGGTTTCAAATCAATGACGGTCAAAGAAATTGAAGTTCCAAACGAAGTAGTGGAAACGATTGAAGAAGTCGAAGAAGAATCTGGAGAAGAACCGTTGGACAAAGCCGTAGACAACGTAGAGGTTGTGGCAGAAGAGGTCCAGGATACAGAACCAGAGACTTTGGAAAATAAATTCGATCAGTTGTTTGCTATGTTCGAGAAGCGATTTGAGGAACGATTTGATGGGCTATTTGAGCAGAAAATTGAAGAATTAAAGCAACTTAGTCCACGTAAAAGTAAGGCAGTTCCCCCAGAAGTTGTGGAGGAAGCGCCTGAAGGAAAAGAAGAAAAAATTGACACCCGAACACCATACGAGAAATTGCGCGATGGAATACGGGCAACATATAGCTAAGGAGAATCATCATGGCTGAAAGAGTTTTAGGACGCGCTGCACAAACTGCATTGCGCAAAGCCCTGGCAACAACCGGGTCTGGGCAATATCTGGTCGCAGAGGACCTTGAACCTCTGATCCGAGACTATTTGTGGTACCAGTCTCCATTGACCGCACAAGTTCCATTAGTGCGTGCCGATGGACATATTCACGAAGTCGCTCGTCGGACTGCTGTAAATCGTGGTTGGGTTGAGGGCGAAAGCACCGATCCCAGCTACAGCCAATCTACCTATGATCGTCGGCAGGTAGAAATTAAAATCATGCGCACCAGTGGGAAAGTTACTGACTTCATGGTGTCTGCTTCGCGTTCTTTCACGGATGTTATGACCGATGAAGTTGAAGCAACCACAATGGCTTTGGCTGATGTGATTGAATATATGACTATGTATGGCTTTTCTGATGATCTGACAACCTACGATTTCACTGGGGATGGCTACCAGTATACCGGAGCCTACGGTTGGATTTTGGAAGATGCTGCTTCTGCAAATGTTCAGGACGCTAACAGCAACGGTGCCGCTGGCGCAACTGTTACCCTGTCCATGCTGGATAGTCTGTATTCTGCCACAGTTGGAAAGTATCGTAACTTTTTGCGAGATCCTTACCTGTTCTTAATGAGTCAGGCAATGATCGACAAGGTTTCTGGTTTGCAGACTCGTATTTCGCGGGCTGTGCCACAGATTGAATTTGAGGGCGGGATGGTCATGTCAACCTACAAAAACATCCCAATGCTCCCATGCCAGTTCTGTGCGCCAACTTCTACGGCTGCTCCTACTACTCTTGCTGCTGCTTCGGCAACGGGCGGGGATTTGGACGATGATACATATTACTATCGCGTGGCTTCAATTACTCTCTACGGGGAGCAAATTGCGGCTACTGAGGTTAATGCAACCACAAGCGGGACACATAACAGCGTGACCCTGACGTGGACGGCAGACACTAATGCGAAGGAATATGCCATCTACAAAGGCACGACAACCGGAGACAACAACCTTGGTTTGCTGGATGTAATTGCTGCCAAGACTTATAGTGCAACTGGTGCTGTTTCAGCTAACGTTGCAACCTATACTGATGACGGCACGATCACCGCTGAGGCAACAGTTAATCCTCTTGACTCTGGTGAAGAGGTTGTGTTCCTGATCAACATTGGTAGGAACTACGGCGTAAGTCGTCCAGTTCTTCCTCCAGCAAGGGGAGTTCCTGCTGCGGCTGACTTCGATCCTGCGAGTGCGTTGATTGCTTACGAAGATATTCCCGTAGCAACCGACGAGCACGCTTTCCGGCTCAAGTCATATCATGCGATTCAGGTGCCGCGAGGCGAAAGCTGTGCGGTTCTTCGACGCGCAAAAACTTCCTAAGTAGTAATCGGGGGAGTGGGTATAAAAGCCCACTCCCCACAAGGATAAATAATGGCATGGACTTATTGTTCTAAAGAAACTGTTGCCGCAATCGCAAGGATTGATGCTGATATCTTGCGTGATGAATGGAGTGATCAAGTAGAGAACCTTATTGCTGACCATGAAGGATTTGCAACAATAGGTTCCACGACAACCATTACGGAAGAAGCGCACGATGGCAATGGGTCTAACAGGATATGGGTAAAAAGACCGCCAATTGTCAGTGTAACGTCCGTACAACTTGGTTCTATTTCGCCAACAACTCTTAGTAGCAGTGCCTATAAGGTGTACGATCAATATATACAATTAGTGAACAGCAATACCACAAGCCTTGCTGAAGCCTTTGACAGTACAAGAAACGTGTTTCCGCCTGGTACTCAAAACGTGCTGATCACATATGTTTCTGGACTTGCTACGGTTCCTGCGAGAATAGAACTTTGTGCGGCGGTAATGATTGGGGAAATTGCTAAAGTATATCGTACTGGTGGGGCTGATAACTCTTTGAAATACAGAAGCCAGGGAATTACACAGGGAGAAAGGACAAATGTTGTAGCAGATAAAGGACTACTTGCTACATTGAGAAGTCATATGGAGAATTCCTTGCGACATAGGGCGCGAGGACTAGGTTAAGGAGAACAAAATGGCAGATAAATATTTTTATGACGACAAACTAGATGTCTATTTCAAGTATGTAGACATTGGCACAGATCCCAATACCGGAGCAACTGTTTATGCGAAAGCCGTTGCTGCTGATATTGTAGTTGGAGACACGATTCAATTAGCTGCTGGCGTAGCTTCTGTTGGTACCGTAGGGCTTGATGCTGGCGTAGCTTCTGTAGGAACTGTCGGGCTTAATACTGGAGCTAACACTATCGGTAAGGTCGATCTAAACGCTGGCGCTAATACAATTGGTAAAGTTGACCTTAACGCTGGTTCTGCTTCTGTAGGTACTGTCGGGCTTAATACTGGTGCAAATACTATCGGTAAGGTAGATATTAACGCTGGCGCAAACACTATCGGTAAAGTAGATGTTAATGCAGGTGCTAATACCATCGGCAAAGTTGACCTAAATGCTGGGGCTAACACTATTGGTAAAGTTGATGTAAATGCCAGCGAATTACATATTGGTAATGTCGGTGGTGAAGGCATAACCATCTCACAAACTCCTACTGTTACTGTCGGTGCATATTCAGAAGGCGATGCAGTAGGTGGTTTGCTAACTTTTGCTAATGCTGCCAGAGTTTCAGGTGGTGGCGGAGTAATTAAAAACGTTCTTTTAATAGATGATGTTGGTCAAGATGTAGATTTTGAGTTATGGTTATTTGATAGAACGTTTACCGCTATGGTTGACAATGCAGCTTGGGCTCCATCAGAGGCAGATTTACGTAATTTAATAGGTATAGTTTATAGCACAAACGGTGCTTGGGCAGCGGCAGGTACTCCAAGTGTTAATGATATTGAAGTAAGCAAACGATACGATTTAACTGGTACGTCTATGTTCGGTCAATTAGTTACCAGGGGAACTCCGACATTTTCTGCAGCTGACGATGTAACAGTTAAAATCGGCTTATTACAGGATTAATGATGACAATGTTGATTGGTTCACGCAGGGCGTTATTGATGTCAGGCGGAGGTGCTGCTCCGATTATTATCGGTGTTGAGTGGAACCAGTCCACCGACACCTGGACGCGCATCGACGCTGACGGCAACAGCTACGCATGGAGCCAAGCCGAGGTCAACGCACACGCTACTTGGGGTAATATGACCCGCGTCAACCTAGCTGTAAACGGGACTGAGAACGCCGTGTATGGTGGAGTAGGCTACGCTGAGGAC